CGCGCCCTGCACGCCGTTCCAGCCGAGCGTGCCGGTCGGCGCGGGGCCACCGCCGGCGACGCCACCGGTGGCGTTGTTGCCCGTGAACGCCTGCATGCCGGCCATGCCGCTCTGGCCGCTGAGCTGCGCCTGCTGCTGGGCGTTGAGCTGGTTCTGCTGGCCCTGCATCACGTCGTACTGCATGTTGCCGGTCGGCTGCTGATAGCCCTGGCCCGCCTGGCTGTAGCCGCTGGTGCCGCTGTTCACCAGGTTGGCGAGCGTCTGACCCTGGGGCTGGACGCCGGTGGTGCCCGTGCCAGGCACGTACTGGCCCGCGGCGGCGCCCACCAGACTCTGCAGACCGCCTGGCGTGCTCCCGAGCACGTTCAGGTACTTGCCGTAGTCGGCTGGCCCCTGGAGCTGGCTGAGGAGCTGCAGGTATGCCTGGGCAGCCTGCTGTTGCTGCTGCTGCGCCTGGAGCGTCAGCACCCCGCCCTGGCCACCGACGCCGCCGGTACCGCCGCTGCCGGGGTTGGTCATCGGCACGCCGCCGGCGTTGTAGAGCGTCTGGACCTGCGCCTGGGTGAGCGGGCTGGCGGTCGCGCCCTGGAGGTTCTGGACGTTCTGGCCGGTCATGTTGGCGTACGCCGCCTTGGCCGCGGCGTCGTTGTAGCTCGAGCCGGCAGCCTGCTGGATCTGCTGGCTGAGCTGGTCCCAGGAGCTCGTCTGCTGCTGCGCCTGGGGCGTGTAGTTGGGCGCGTAGTAGACGCCCGTCACGCCCGCCTGAGCCACCGCCTGGTTGGCGAGCTGGTTCTGCATCGACTGGGTCATCTCGCCCGCGGTCGGCGCGCCGGCGTAGCCGTACATGGCGCCGTACTGCTGCTGGGCAGCCAGCGTCTGCGCCGCCTGGGGTGCGGTGTACGTGCCCTGGCCGAGCTGGCCGGCGATGTCGCCGACACCCTGGTACTTGCCCTGGCTGGCGGTCTGGATGGCCGAGTTGATCGCCTGGAGCGCGGCCGGGTTCGACAGGTTCTGACCCTGCAGGTTGCGGGTCATCGACTGGAAGACGTTCTGGTTGTAGTCGCGGCCGAGCGCGTTCTGGAGCGCCTGGTCGATCTGGCCGACGTTCGCGCTCGAGCTCAGCGTGCCGCCCGTGGTCGGCGTGTAGGTGCCCGACAGGTTGGCGTACTGGAGCTGCTGCGCCTGCTGCTGGTTGAACTGCTGCTGCTGGGCAGCCTGGGTCATCTGGTACTGGTTCGCGGGCGCCGCGGCCTGGCCGTACAGGCTCGCCCACTGGTTCATCTGCGCCATCGTGGGCGTGCCCGCGGACGGCATACCGGTGCCGCCTGGGCTCACGCCGAAGGTGGTCGCCGAGTTGTACGCCTCGGTGTACGCCTGGGTGGCCTTGTTGAACGCCAGCGTGTCGGCGTCGCCCTGGAGCTTGGCCTGGTTGTAGGCGGTGGTGGCGGCGGTGTTGGCCGCGTTCTGCTGGGCGGTCGAGACCGCCGTGACCATCTGCGGGTCGGCGGTGCCGACCGCGGGTGTCGGCGTGCCGGCCAGGCTCGAGTAGTTGGTCGCCACGCTACTTCTTCCCGATGCTCGGGTACTTCGACTTCACCTTGCGGCGCACGGCTGCCTTCTCCGCGGGCGTGCCGTTCTGCGCCACTCGAGACAGGGCGTTTCGAGCTCGGTCTGGGGTGTCAACCGGGTACGCGCCGGGGCCCTTGCCGCCGGCGCCCTTGCCTTTGCCCGGTAGCGCGAACTGGCTCGCTGGCATGCGGCGGCGGCGAGCGGCGGAGAGTGCCATCAGCGTTTCTTCTTCCGCGGCGGCGCCGTCGGTGGCGGCGCGTAATTGGGCATCTGACCAGTCGGCGGCTGCTGCGCGAACGGGCCCGGGTTCGGCATGCCCTGCAGTTGCTGCTGCGGCGGCGGCGCTGGGGGTTTTCTACGTACCCGCTTGGAGACGCTCGCTCGAGCCATCAGGCGAACTTCCCGTCAGCCGCGCGCCGCTTGCGCCGCCCGGGCGGCGTGTACTTGCGGTAACGGCCGCGAGCTGGTTGCACCAACGGCAGGCTGGATTGGCGGAGCTTGCCCACTTGCTCCGGGATAAGGGGACTGGCCTGGCTGCGGCTGGTTTGGTTGGCCACTGTGCTGGCCCTCCTGTTGCGGCGGCTCGAGCTCGCCCGCGGGTGTGAGCTCCGGCGGCGTCGGGATGCGCAGGTACGGGTAGGCGGTGATAACCGCGGTATACACCTGGCGGAAACCCTGCGGTCCCAGGGTGGCCAGGAGCTGGGTGCGGCCGTTGGTGTTCGGCGTACCGTCGGAATTGAACAAAACCTGCTTGTAGTACGCGACCTTCTGCGCCTCCGAGAGCACCGCGCCGAAGGGCGCCACACCCTGCGGCGACATGGCCGCGGCGAGCTCGTCGCTGGTCTTCTCGAGCCAGTACGCCAGGTCTTCGGCGACCAGCGTGTACACGTCTCGAGTAGCTCGAACCACCTACGCTCCGACCGGCGGCGGTGGCCGCATGGGCATGTTCGGCACGTTCGGCCCTGGCCCGATCGTCCCAGGCCCTGGACCGGGGCCGGTGCGGACAGGGACGGGTACCGGCGGCGGTCCAGGGCGCATGGGCAGACCCTGGCCAGGCGTCGGCACCGGATTGGCGGGGATGCCGCCGGGCCCGCCAGGCGGCGGTCCGCCAGGCGCTGGACCGCCAGGGTTGGGCGGGAACGGCGCGCCGCCCGGTCCTGGCGGACCACCGCTGAGCGCCTGCATGAGCTCGTTCGGCCCTGGTCCAGGCGTGTTCTGCATCTGGTTCTGCTGGATCGTGCCCAGCTTCTGGATCGTCATCGACTGGAGCTGGTTCATGATCGGCTCGGACTGCTTCATCATGCGCAACAGGTTCGAGTGCTCGATCTCGTCGGGGTTGCCGCCCATCTCTCGAGCTGCGTCTTCCCAGGTCATGAGCTGGAGCTGCAGCTTCTCCGCGATCGCTCGAGTCTTGACCACGTCGTCCGACGGCGTGCTGATGTCCAGGTGCGCCTCGTAACGGTGGACGCCGTTGGTGTCGTCCGGGCCGAGCCCGATCCAGCCCGCCTTCTGCTGGCCGCGGTACCTTCTGGGTCCGCCACCGGCTGACTTGGGCGTCTCCTCGGCCCACGCGTACACGTCCTCGCCGATGTGGTGCTCGATCAGCCAGGACTCGAAGCCGGTGCGCATGGCGAGCGCCTGCTGGGCATTCGCCACGATCGGATCCCAGGCGAGACGAGCGAGATATGCCGCCTGATTCATCGCGTATCCGCTCTGTTCTCCAGCTACCACACCTTGAACTACCGTTGGTAATGCGAGCTGCACCATCTGCTGCACGTTGCTGAGCAGCGTGTCGAGCTGGATGCCGCTCTTGGGCTGGTCGATCGGCGCGATGTCGAACGGGTAGATGTCGCCCAGGCGGATCGGCTCGGCCGCGGCGCGCTCGGTGCCGTCGGAACCGAAGGGCATGCCCGAGGGCGGGATGCTGGGCACCGCGCCAGGCTGGGACAGGCGCTTGAACGCCGGGAAGCCGGTCATCATGGCCGCGTTCCCCTGGATGGTGAGCAGGCTATCGAGCAACGGGAACAGGTCCAGGAAGCCGTTCAGCACGCCAAGCCCCTCGCGCGCGAAGCTCCGCGAGTTGGTGGTGATGCCCAGCGCCTGGAAGTACGGACCGCGGAGCGTCTTCAGCACCGCGTCCCCGTAGCCGTGGCGGAAGCTCTTCACCAGCGTCCCGTTGCCCAGCTTGCTCGAGCCGCTCGAGCTCTGACCGGGTCCGATGCAGACCGTGCTGACGAGCTGGTAGTCCCAGGCTTCGACGATGGTCACGGTCTGGTCGGTGCCCGTCATCAGCTCGCGCGACTGAGCTCGAGCCAGGCCCATCGCGCGCTGGTCCAGGTTCTCGTAGTCGTTCGGCCGCATCACCTGGCCGTGGCTATCGAGCGCCGTCCCGAAGCGCTCGAGCGCCTCCAGGTAGGGCACCTGTTTGATCTCCACGCAGGCGGTGAAGCCGTTCTCGTTCTTGTTGAAGTAGAACGTCTCGGGCGGCACGTCGGTGGTCGCGATCGGGTACGGCAGCGCCAGCTTCATCTGCTCGGTCTCGGCGTGGTAGACACGGTCCTTCGCATCCTGGTCGAAGTCCCGCTCGTACGCTAGCTGCTGCTCGAGCGCCTGTTGCTGGCTGGTGTAGTCCGACCAGGCGGTCTGCGTGCGCTCCACCGTCTTCAGCACCGCCGCGCCCTTGGTGGCCAGTGCGTACATGAACAGCCGCAGGAGCTGCCGATTGGCTTCCTGCTCCTGCCTGGCCCAGGATGCCTCGAAGAACTTCTCGCGCAGGGTGGCATTGCTCTGGGCGATGTCGCCGAAGGCGATCGGGCGGAACTGGATGGTGAGCGGGTTGACGGTCAGCGCCGCGGCCACCGTGTTCGCCATGTGCATGGCGAGCGGCGTGCGCACCTCGAGCGCGGTCTTCTTGTACGCGTGCGGGATCTCGACCGCCAGCTCCTGGAAGATGATCTCGTCGATCGCCTGGTAGAGCAGGTCGCGCTTCTTGAAGCTCGAGCGCAGGCCGTTCGCCAGGTCGATCGTCTGCTCGATCAGGACCGCCTCGTCGGGCGGCGTCTTCGAGCTCGAGCGGTAGCTGGTCGCCATCTAGCTGAATGCCCCCAGTGCGCGCGCCAGGCTGTAGAGCACGATCGCCACGCCGATACCGCTGAGCGACACAATCGTCAGCCGATACCAGAGCTCGCTCACCGCGGCACGATGCTCCCACGCATAGGTGCCGTTGGCAAGCCCGCCTGCGCCTCGGCTGCCAGCCCGTACCTGAGCGCGTCCACCGCGTGGTCCTCGGTCTTCACATGCTTGATCTCATCCGCCAGGTCTTCCGGGTCGAGCGGGTCGCGCACCATCATCGGCAGCGTACGCACCAGGTTCGGGCAGCGCTCGGGCATGATCTTCAGCCGAGGTAGGTACTCAGGCTCCACCCTGCGCTCGAGCGCCAGGTCGTCACCGTAGGCGAGCGCACGGCGGACGATGCTCCAGCCCTGCTTGCGGTTGTTGAAGCCGGCTACGATGCCCATGCTGGCCAGGTTGTTGACGCCCATGCTGGCGTACACCTGGGCGATGGAGGGGCGCTGTTGCTCGGATCGGGCGTTGAACATGCTGGGGTCGAGGACGACCATAGCCAGCCGCTCGTTCTGGTTCTTCTGGCCGATCAGGCGCGCCTGGTCCTCATCGCGAAGCCCGGTCCCGTAGAGCTCGCGGTAGACGTGGATGCGCCGCGTAGCTGGATCTCGGGCGTACCAGAGCGCGCAAAATGGGGCGGCGAAGCCGTAGTCGACGCTCACCCAGCGCACCCAGTCTTCGCCTGGATCGAAGGCGGATTCGAGGTGATGTTCGGGGGTGTACTCCTCGAAGTACATGCCCTCCGCGGCGACCCAGAGACCGAGACGGAGGCGCTGGTAGAGGAAGCCGGGGAGCTTATCGAGCGCCTCCAGGTACTCAGTGGTTACCGACGGGTTGTCCTGGTGTCGGCTCTCGAGCAGTAGCGTCTCGCCGCGGTCGCAGCGCTGCTTGAGCCAGTGGTCGGGCGGGCCGGGGTTGCAGTCGGCGATGATCTGCTGGTAGCTCAGCACGCCGTTGCGCAGGCGGCTGATCAGGATGCCCCAGTCGTACTCGGTGAGCTCGGTGGCTTCCTGGACGTAGATCATGTCGTAGTCGCTCGAGAGGATCTTGCGCGGGTCGTCCAGGCCAGCCACCGCGATGCGGGCGCCGTTCGGGTAGCGGTACTCCTGGTCCTCATGGTGGAAGGTGACGCCCGAGTCCTCGAGCAGCACCCGCTCGTTCATCGTCACCAGCGCCGCCTGGGTGAGCGTCGACCGCACCTTGCGCACGATCAGGCCGCGCATCGGGCGCAGGATGGCGCACAGGTCCAGCTTCTGGAGGCAGGCTCGAGACTTGCCCGTGTTCGCCGGCCCGGCGAGCAGCACCTCGCGCTCGCGACAGTGCATGAGCTCGAGCGCCGCCCCGTAGGGCTCGTAGATCTGGTCGCGCTCGTCGGCGCTGGCGTCGTAGTCGAGCTCGAGCACCGTCTCCCGCGGCTTCGGCCGCGGCGCCGGTGTGCGGGTGTACGGCTCAGACGAGCGAATGAGCGTCAATGCGTGCGCTCACGATCCGCACCACGATCGACTGGCTCGAGCTGACGTCTACGCGCTCGCGGAACTTGTTCGGCCGCGCCGCGCCAGCCAGCTTGGCCAGGAGCGAGTCGCTGTACTCGCGCACCTCGCCGACCTGCTCGCCGCCCTGGTAGACGGGCTTGACCACGCCGTGGATACCGCGCCGCACCATCTCCCGCTCAACCACGTCAGCGAACGCCTCGCGAGCCTCGTACTCTCGAGTGACGAAGCTCGGATCCTGCTCGCGCCAGGTGTAGACGGTGTGAATCGAGATGTGCGCCGCCTTGCAGCCGCCGGTCACCGTGCCGTCGAGCGAGAGATGGCGCAGGTAGCTCTCCTGTTGTGCCTCTACTTGTTGCACGGGCAGGTAGGGCGACTTTGCCTCGCTCACCCGCCGCTTCGGCATGAGCGCCAGTATGCCATCAGTGGCTGCGCTTCGGATACCTCGGCACCGGTCGCACCGTCATCTGCTCGCGCTTGATGTACTCATCGACGAAGCGCTGGTCCCACCAGGCGATGAGCCAGGCCAGCACGATGCCGACGCCGACGCCGCCAATGATCAGCCTCATGACTTCAGCGGTCGGTAGGGCCCGTGCTCGAGCTGCGCCAGCTTGTGCATCGAGGCGTGCTTGCCGCAGAAGCAACAGCGGTTCTCGCCGTACAGACGCGAATGCGACTCGTCTATGTTGTTCCCCCAGACCTGGGTGAGCAGCTCGGTCTTGTTCACCGTGTGCCAGCAGTGGATGTCCAGCTCGCAGGTCGACGCCGACAGGCGCGGCGAGTGCTGCTGGACTGGCCAGAAGGTCGCACCACGGGGGTGAGTCGGCACCAGCGGCCGAGCAGTGTCGCTAGTCGGCGCGCCGACGGCGCCCAAGCGTGGGCTCGCCTCGGGCGCCGGCGCGGAGCTCTTCCGCTCGGACTTCCGGTTGGGCAGGTCGAGTGGCATTGATCCTTTGCTCCTCCTCGAGTCGTTCGGCGGTGCGCACCATGTGGCAGCCGCCCTCGGTGCGGCACACGTCAGGCTTGCGGCAGATGCGCCCGTCGTAGCGCTGGGTCCGCGGCGGACACCAGTCGCCACAATCGCGATGGCCACGGCCCCAGGGCATGCCGCGCTGGCACTGGTTCATCCAGCGGAGCTGGTCGAGATCAGTCTTGCTCGGCATCAGCCGACGTACGGCGATGGCTGGCCGAACTGCTCGAGCAGACGGGTCACCAGCTCGCCGTCTTCAGAGCGATAGTCTTCGTCGATCCAGTGCTCACGGCGCGCCATCGACGGCCAGTAATCGTGCACGGTGACTGACAGTACGCGGTCCGCGGGCGGCTCGACGTGCGTCGGCGTGCGGTAGTGGTCCAGCTTGGTCGAGCCATCCAGCCAGCCCGCTGGGGTCAGGTGGCGCTCCTGCCACTCGTTGCTAGCACTCATCGGATCTCCTCTTCATCGTCGAGCTCGCTCAACAGCACCTCAGGCTGCGCTGCCTTGTCCTTCCACCAGGTCGGATTGATCGTCAGATCGACTTTGACTGGTACAGAATGTAGCAGAGTCGCCATCTCCGAGCGCATAACCCCACGCAGGTATTCGCCATAGGCGTCAGCGTCGTTGACCGGCACCTCGGCCACGAATTCATCGTGGGCGATCATCACCAGGCGGACGCCTGGCCAGGCGGATTTCTCACGGTGCAAACGAAGTAGCGCGAGCTTCACGCCGTGCGCCTCGACCATCTGGACAGGCGTGTTGATGCGCTCGGTGTACTTGAGCACCTTCATCCGCCAGCGACCGCTCCCGCTGGGGTCGGGAACGTCTAGCGGCGCCTCGCGCACGGCGTGCTCCCAGCGGTTGTGCCAGTCCTTCAGGCCAGGGTAGGTCTGAAAGTAGCGCGTGCGGTACTCCTCGACGGTCTCGAGCGGCAGATCCTGGCCGTAACCGGTACGGATCGTCACCCGTGCCGTGCGAGCGCCGGCGCCGAACAGGAAGCCGAAGTTGACGCCCTTGGCCACCACACGCGCCACGTCGTCGTCCGCGGACGCATGCAGCACGTCGACGGTGGTGTTGGTGTGCGGGTCGCCATCGTCGTTGAAGAGCTGGATCAGCGTCGGGTCGCCCGAGATCTCGGCGGCGATGCGCATCTGGAGCGCCGAGTAGTCGCACTTGACCAGGGTGTGTCCTGCGGACGCGCGCACCGCCTCGCGGTAGTGCCGCCCGCGGTTCATCTGCTGGAGGTTCGGCGTCCGACAGGACATGCGGCCGGTCGCCGTACCGAGCTGGGTGAAGCTGCCGTACGCGCGGTCACCGACCAGTGCCTTGTCGAGTACCTGCTGGCCGTAGGACGCTCGGCGCCCCAGGGCACGCCACTCGAGCAGTGCGCGAGCTGCGGGGTGCTCGACCTGCGTCAGCGCCTCTTTGCCCGCGGTCTCTAGATCCAGCCCCTGAGCGCGGAACCAGGCCAGGTTCTGCGGCGCTGAGCCCCAGTTGTGCTCGGTCTCGCCACGCGCCGCCAGGCTCTTCTTGCTCGCCGACTTGCCGCCCTTGTGCGTCTCCTGGATCGTGCCGGCCAGGTGATGCAGCTCGAGCAGCTTGGCGCCGTGCTCGACGTTCGCCTCGACCGTGCGCGCTCGCCACAGGCCGACGTCGATCGGCAGGCCAGCCTCGCGCAGCCAGACCATCGGTCCCGTCAGGCTCATCTCCAGGTCGAAGACCTGCTCGCGATCAGCGAGCTGGATGCGTACCCAGAGCTTTTTGTGCAGATCCAGGAGGACCGCGGCGTCGTTGGCGGCGTACTGGAGCTGCGCGTCAGTCAGGTCGCCAGACCAGTCGCTCGCCTGGAGCTCCTTGACCAGACGCCGCTCGAGGTGCTCGCGCGTGATTGAGCGCAGGTCGTAGCTCCGACCAGGTGAGCCAGACTGCTCGGTCACGATCGCGGCGATGCGCACGTCGAACAGGTTCCGCGGTAACCCGATGCCGTTGCTGGACAACCAGCCCAGGTCGAAGGGCATCTCCTGGCCGACGAAGGTGATCTCGTCATGCGCGAGCAGGTTGCCCAGCGGGCCCTGCCACTCGCCGCACCGCCACAGGTCGCAGACGAATGTCCTGCGGACGCCGTCGACGTCGGCGGCGAGCTGAGCCAGCCGCACCTGGCCAACCTGGGGCCGCAGATGGGTGGTCTCCAGGTCGAGCGCGACCGTGTCCGCCTCGGCGAGCCAGAGCAGCGCCTTGGCGAAGCCTGCCTCCGAGCTGACCAGCGTGTACGCCGCGTCGGCGTAGAGCTTCAGCTCGGCCTTGCCAGGAGTTGTCTTCGCGCGCGTGACGCGCGCGCCAGGCGGGGGCGCGCCAGGCGCGGGCGCGAGATTGCCATTTTCCGAGGGCTGTTCAGGAGCGATTCCCCCCGATTCGTTAGCTTCGGTAACGATCTCAGCTACCTCGGTTTCGGCCGTTGCCTCGCGCGCGCGGGCGCGAGATGGCGTTTTCGTACCCGTCGATTCCCCCGAATCGACGGGTTGATTGGGAGAATCGACGGGTTGTTTTGACGAATCGACGGGTGCTTTTGACGAATCGACGGGTGCCTCAGGGGGAATCGACGGGTCGTTTTGCGGCTCCTGGGGCGAATCGACGGGTGGTTCGCCGCCGTTTTGGCGCCGCTCGGGCGCCAGCAGGACGACCGACTTGCCCCGCTTGACCTGGCAGCCGGGGTAGAACCGTGTGTACCGATCGACGAGCTGATCGCGCGTCTCGACGTCCTTGACGCCAGCCACGCCGTGGTTGATCAGACGCTTGGCGGTGACCGATCGCCGACCGGTCTCGGCGTCGATGTCACCCTGTTGCTCGATGTACAGGCGCACGCGGTCTACCGCGGGATCGAGCCGCTGGGTCACCTGGGTGAGCGACAGGGTCTCGGCGTCGCCCAGGTACAGCCAGACGCCGAGGTGGTACTCGACCAGCTTGGCGGCGGCTTCCAGGTAGACCGGGTCTAGGGTCGACCGATAGTCGACGCTAGTCGCCGCGGCTTCGGCCAGGTCGCCGGCGAGGCGCGGCAGATGGCGCGGCGCCTTGAAGAGCGCGGCCTGGTAGGTCGCCTGCTCCGCGGACCGCCCGCGCTTGGCCCAGTCGCTGGTCAACAGCGCCAGGTCGCGCTGGCCACGCTCGTCCAGGTGCCACTCGCGCTTCTGGCTGCGCCGATTGACCAGGCGCCAGATCAGGTCGCGGTAGGCGTTGATGACGTCCTCGGTGGGCTCGCGCGTGTGGCCGTCCCAGGGTGTGTCCCAGGCGTACGGCTGCCAGCGTGGGCGCGAGCCGTCCTGGTCGGAGCCGAGCAACGGGTGCAGGAACGTCTGCATGTCGCCGGCGATCGAGACCGTCGGCTCGGGCGCGAACAGGTCCAGGTCGTTGCCGCCGCCGCGGCCCTCGCCGACGCGTCCCTGGGTGACGTCGTCACCCGTCCACAGGCTGAGCATCAGCCCCGGGTCGAGCAGCGCACGTACGTCGCGGCCCGAGAGCGTGTTGCGCAGCACGCGGCTGATCTCGGGGATGTACAGGCCAGTGTCGGCCAGCACCCTGAGCTGGCGGATCAGGGCGGGCCCGGTCATGTCGCCGCGCAGGAGGCGATGGTCGACGGGCGGATCCTCCTTGTGGCCGGCTGCCTTCGCCTCGCGCCAGTCTGCGAGCTCCTTCTGGAAGCGCTTGTGCGCAGCACGATCGGCGTCGAGCAACGGGCGGAACATTGACTCGAGCGAGTCGGACTTGGCCAGCCCGTTGCGCCCGAGCAGGATCGACCAGATGATGATGCGCTCGAGCTTGGTCAGACCGAGGACGACGCTGGCGTTGCCACCGATGGCGATGGCCAGCGCGGCCATTGCTGCTCCAGCCAGGTAGGGCGTCGGGTACGACGAGCCGCGGCAGTACGCCTGCACCTCGGCTGGCAGCGCCGCGAGCGGGAAGGTCGGCAGCGCGTACAAGATGCGCCGATCATGCTCGTCCTCGGGCTCGGGCTCGGCGCGCCGGCTCCGAGCTCTGCCCTTGCCCATCGGCGGAGAGCCGGCTTCACCAGCCTCGTAGCGGCTGACCGAGTGGGCGATCACGGTCACCTCAACCTCGCCCAGCGGCGGCACACAGTGGTCGGCGTTGAACTTGAGCAGCAACGCCAGGATCTCGGACTCGTCCAGCCCCGCGGCGCGGTAGGTGCCGGCGCGGCTGGTCAGCGCGTCGTTCCGACCCGGCTCGTAGACCTTGCCGTCGTCGGTCGGCGGCTTCTGGCGACGCTCGTTCTTGAGTTCGGCGAACCAGAGCGGCAGCTCGGGTAGCTGCGCGACCAGCGGCGAGCCCCAGGCGTAGTACGGGCCGAGGTAGTGACGGCTGGGCGGCAGGACGACGTAGCCGCCCTCGCCGCGGTAGTCGATGCCGCCGACGGCGCCGGCGAAGTTGCGCGGCGCATCGTCCGACCAGGCGAAGTAGTGGTGCTGCCCGCCTGGCTTGCCCGTCCTGACGAACGCCGTCGACGGCAGGCCGCGCCGCTTCGCCTCCTGGACCGCGACGTGGCCGTCGAAGTCGCCGACGACGAGCCCCGACAGGTGGCCCGTGGCCATGCCGATGTTCGCGTCAGACCAGCGCGTCCACCAGCGCTCGACCTTCTCGCGCGACGGCAGCACCGTCTGGAACTGCCGCCAGCGAACGAGGGGATGCTTGCCCCAGCTCGTCTCGGGGCACTCGACCTGCTTCTTCGAAGCCGTGTCGTAGTGCGTGTGCGGGCCCCAGGCGGGCGAGCAGAGCGGAAAGACGGGGATACCCGCATCGTGGTAGCCGAGTGCAGCACTGAGCAGGCTATTGTGGCCTTGCTCTGCGTTTGTTGTAGGATTGGTATCAGCCAACGGAAGAATCCCGCTTTCTGGAGTTGGTGAGGAGCGGCGGCAGGGTGGGAGCCCTGCCGCCAATCCGCGCAGTCTACAGTGCCTCGTCCTCTTCGACGACGGTCTGCTGAGGGCGTCGGCTCGCCTTCTTACCTGTGCCGTTGGTCTCGGCCGCTTTCGGCGCCGGCGTCGGCTCGTCCTCCTCGTACTGATCGTCGTCCGCGGGCGGCGGCGTCGGAGCTGGCGCAGGGCGCGCCTTCTTCTTGAAGGGGCGAATGCGGTCGATCACGTACCGCGGGTTCTTGCCCTCCTTCTGTTCGTACTTGACGTTCAGCGTGACCTTGTTCCCGACCAGCCCCTCGGGTAGGCCAGAGTCGTACTCCTGGAGCATGTCGACAACGTCGTCGTCGGAGAGCTCGCGGCCCGACAGGGCATGCATGTACTCGCGGGCTCGAGCCAGGGGCGTACTCCGCGTCGCCAGCTTCGTCGACGTCGACGAGAACGACCAGAGCTCGAACGGCGCACCGTCGTCGCGGGTGACCTTGGTCCCGTCGGAGCTGGCCAGGCCAAACTTCCACACGATCGTGGTCTCGGGGACGATTTTGCCGTCGGCGGTGTACCGCGGCGGGCGCTTCGACTTGCCCGTGTAGGTGGACTCGCGCTCTTCGATCTCGAGCAGCGTGCCCGTGTAGGTGTCGTCCTCGTCGAGCTCGGGCAGCTCGAGACCGGACGACTCGGTAGGCGATGAAAGACCAGGCATTCGGTAACCTCTGGTGACTAGGCGGCGGATACGGTAGACGGGTCGCGGGTCGGTCAAGCGGTGGTCGGTGCCTCCTCGGCGCGGTGTGCCAGCATGATATCAGACTGGTCGGTGCTGCACACATCTATAATCCGCTCATGGCCATCAAGAAAGCACCCGCCCACAACTACCTGACCGTCGCCGAGGTGTCGGCCGAGCTCCGCATCAGCCAGAACACAATCCGCATCTGGCTGCGCGAGGGCGTCATCCCCGGCGTCATCATCTCCGACCGCGGCGGCTGGCGCGTCGACCGCACCGACCTGGACACGTTCATCGCCGAGCGCAGCAATGCCACGGCGGCGGCTTAGTGCCGACGACGACGGGCTCACCGAGCTCGGCCGTCGCTGGCGCACCGTCGCGATCGCGCACGAAGACCTGATCCACCGGTTCATGTTCGACATCGTGCGCTACCGCCTCGAGCTCGGCCGCGACCTGGAGCACGGCTCACTGCCGACGCCGCGGTCAGTACAGGCCGAGGATCCGGCGGCAGGTCGGCCAGGCGCGCCAGCCCTGTAGCGCGAGCAGGTTCTCGGCGATCTCGATCTGCTCTGAGCGGGTGGCGAAATCCGCCCGCCAGGCGTACTTTTCGCCGCCGGCTCCCACCCAGCTCTCGAGCGTAAATTGCAAACCGCCATAGAACCCATTCCCACTATCGAGCTGCCAGCGCTGGCCGCTTTCGCACTCCGCCAGGCGGTCCCAGGTCGCCGCGGACTCGGCGTGAGCTGGTGCGGCTGCGAGCAGGAGCACACACGTCGTTGCGACGCTGATGAGGTACCTCATGCCGGGTTTTAGGTCGCCACACGATCCAGGCAAAGGGCGCGAGGTGTTGCTGAGCACCGTTGGCGAGCGTGCCTGGCAAGTCCAGGTGCGCGCCTGGCTGCACCGTGCCGGGTTTGTGACCTACCACACGTTCGACTCGCGCAAGTCGGAGCCGGGCTTCCCCGACATCATCGCCATCCTGCCGGGCGTGCGCCTGATCGCGATCGAGCTCAAGCAGGACCGCGGTCGGGTGACGACCAGCCAGCTCTACTGGCTCGAGCTGTTCCGCTCGATCGAGGTGTACGCCGAAGTGTGGAGACCACGCGATGCGGACATGATCCAGGCCCAGATCGAGAGTTGGCGGCGGCAGGGAATTACTGCACGATACTGATCGTATCTGGCATACTGTGTGTGGGCGAGCCACGCCCACCGAGGAGATCCGACATGACCACCGACCGCATCCGCTCCAAGATCCTCCAGCGCGCGTTCGCGAACCCAGTGATGACGCCCGCCGGCTGGGATCGCGACTGCCGCTGCTGCATGAGCCGCCCGAACATGCAGCTCGACCCGGACCTGTTCAGCAAGCGCGCCATCAAGGGCGGCGGCGAGCGCGTGATCGTCGTCTCGGGCGAGGAGATCCACGCCTGGCACTCGCTGGCCGAGGTGACCCGCTTCATGGACGCCGAGGCAGCTCGGCAGGAGAGCAACTCATGACCGTGCTCGCCAGCACCACCGCTACCCGTTCCAACCTCGACGATCGCGACGTGCGCATCGTCTGCCGCCAGTGGGCGCTCGCTGAGAAGGGCTGGCACGGCGCCCAGGGCGGCTGGATCTACACCGACCAGGGTCGGCCGATCATGCAGGGCTGGGGCTCGGTCTGGCACCTGTTCCGCCGCCAGATCGCCGACTGGCTGACGCGCCAGGAGACCGCCTTCCCGAGCTTCAACTTCATGGTCTCGGAGACGGCCGCGACCTACCGCCCCACCCTCTCGCGAGCGAACGCCCGCAACCGCATCCTGGCCGACCTGTACGACCAGGCGCAGCGGGATCGGAACGATCGGCGCCGCGCGCACCGCATCGGGCGGCTGGCGTGAAGGTGATGCTCGGTGCCGCCCTGGCGGGCGGCGCCATCTTCGCCGCGGTCGCGCTCGGTTTCGACCCGGTCCAGCTCTACCACCGCGGCGGCTTCCTGGACCAGATGGTCGGCCTGGCCACCATGCTGACCCTCTTCGGCGCGCCGCTGGCGCTCGGCCTGGCGATCGTCAACCGCCTCGACCCACCTGATTAATACTGCACGCTCCTGATCGTTTCTGCTATTCTATGGGTGGGAGATCCATGACCATGACACGGAAGAACCTGGCCGAGCTCAACGAGAGCTTCCGCACCGCGGGCAGCCGCCCCGACTTCGAGGTGGTCACCGAGTACCGCGTCGGCAAGTGGGGACTCGCCTACAGCCGCGACGGCTTCAACGGCCGCGGTCAGGGTGGCGACAAGCTGCACCTGAGCGTGGCGACGGTGATCACCGAGATCCACCCCGACTACTGCTGGCAGACCTACTGCGCTGCCAGCGTCCGCGGCGGCGCCTGGGACACGGCCGAGCAGATCGCCGCCCGCCGAGCACACCAGATCGCCGAGCACGGCTGCTACGGCCACTACTGTGAGCAGCCGAAGGTCGGCGACGTGATCGCCGTCCGCCCGGTCTGCCGCTTCGAGAACGTCCGCGGCACCGGCGCCTGGAGCGCCGAGCTCGCCGACACCGACGCCATCAACTGCCTGAACTGCCGCAGCGGGTTCTTCGGCGAGCAGGTCGACGGCGTCGCCGAGCGGCGTGCGGTCCGCGAGCAGGTCGAGAGCCGCAAGGCTGCCCGCCCGCTGCCGGCGCGCTGCATGGTCTGCGGCGAGACCCGCCCCCAGACCGCCGCCACCAGGAAGGGCGAGATCCTGCCCTGCTCCTGGTGCAAGGAAGACCTGGAGACCATCTACTGGGTGGAGACCACGGGCTACTCCTGCAAGTACTTCGCCGAGTGCGGCGACGCCCGCCTGCTCGAGATGAGCCTGGCGAAAGAGACCGAAGCCTACGACAACCTGGTGCGCCGCGAGGCGCGCCGGAACTGAGAGGAGATCCGATGAGCCGATCAATTGGACGCCGCGGCGGGCCAGGCAACCCCTGGCTCGGCGAGGTGCACTGCTCGCGCCTGAAGTGCGCCCGCTACGCTGTCATCCCCGGCAGCTTCGAGGCGCTCGACCAGGAGTTCCTGGACGCGCAGAGCGACACCGGCACCGACTGGCGCCTGCCACTGGAGGAGCGCGAGGAGCGCCGCCAGTACCATGCGCGCCAGCACCACGCGCTCTACAAGCTCGAGCTGCCCGTCGGCTGGATGGAGCTCAGCCGTCCGGAGCCGATGCTCAGCCGCCCCGCGGAGACGCGCAGTATCCGCCAGCAGTTCTGCAGCTTCCGCTGCCTGCGGCTCGAAGCAGCCGCGATGGAGAAGTCCGATGACTAAGCAGAAGGAGTTCAAGGCGCGGACCATCGTGGTTCGCTTCCACCTCGACCCGCTCGAAGTCGAGGCGCTCGCCTTTGCTGGCATCCGCACCTACGACCAGCTCTATGCGGAGCTCCTGACCAGCGGCATGAGCCAGTTCGACGACCGCATCAACGACATGGACCACGCCGACGACGAGCCGGAAGACGTCGACTGATGGCCAAACTGACGCTCACCGAGCGCCGCCAGGTGGAGGCGGCGCTGCGGCGCATCGAGAGCCAGCTCGAGCCCTCCGAGCCGATCACCAACAGGATCCTGCCCGCGATCGACGACATTCGCCGCGTGCTCGGGACGCAGTCTGACGTGCACCCCATCTGATTAATACTGCACGCTCCTGATCGTTTCTGCTATTCTATGGGTGGGCCACCCACGCCCACCTGAGGAGATCCGATGAACAACCAACTGACGCAAGCCCAGCGCATCTTCGCCGACACCAACCGCTGGTCGGCCGCGATGAGCAAGACGATCGCGCTGCGCGAGGAGCTCGACCGCAAGTTCCAGGACATGGACCTGGCTACCTACCGCTGGCTGGACCTGGTCGGCGAGCAGTACGCGCGGACGTACGAGGGCGACTTCCAGTTCATGCTCGAGCAGCGCGCGGCGCTCCTCCAGGGCTGGAAGCTCTCGCCGCGGCAGATGGCCGGCTGCCTGAACTGCGCGATCACCGCCTGGACGCGCGGCTCGCGCAAGGCTGGCGAGAAGGCGCAGCTCCCGAACGTCGCGAGCGTCCCGAGCTCGCGCTACCGGGTGGTCCAGGCCGACGGCTCGAGCCTGGCGGTCCGCCTGGGCGACGCGAAGTGGGCGACCGACATGCCCGAGGGCACGCGCTCGCTGAGCTACCTGGGCCAGGGCGCCAACTGGATCTTCGCCGGTTTCATCGACGACGGTGCGGTCAGCCTGAGCCGCGGCGCCTGGAACATGCGCAACAGCCTGAAGGCTGCCCTGGACGTCCTGGTCGGCTCAGTCCGCGAGGGCGACTGGCTGGTGCACGCGCTCGCCTTCAGCCGCGAGGGTGGCCAGTGCTGCTTCTGCGGCAAGGCGCTGGACACGCTCGAGTCGATCGAGATGGGCTACGGCCCGAAGTGCGCCGCCAGGTACAACCTGCCCTGGGGCGAGACCAGCAAGCCGGCGTCGGTCGAGGCAGCGGAGGCGACCGTGACCGCCGCCCCCGCGCCTGAGGTTGAGCCAGAGGTTGAGGCAGTTCCGGCTCAGGTCGAGCCTACCACGGTCGATCAGACCCTGGCGGGCGAGCTGGCGCCGAGCCAGTGGAAGGGCCACAACGACGGCACGTTCGAGAGCGGGCGTCAGATCCTGCGCAAGGCGGGCGTCGCGCCCAGCCTGGACGATCGGTACGGCAAGAGCTCCTACCGCCCAGGGCGCACGTACGAGGAGATCTTCGGGGCCGACTAGGCTCCGCTGATCAATCCTGCACGTTACTGATCGAACCTGCTATTATCTGGGTGGGAGATCCTGACATGAACCTGACGAACCGACAGACGAAAGCGATCGAGCTGGTCGCCACCGGCGCGCTCACCAGCCTGGTCGAGGTGCAGACGGGGCACTTCCTGATCCCGAGCGCAAGCGCCGAGGGCGCCTTTTACGTGACCAGCGACTGGGACTGCACCTGCCCAGACCACGCCAACCGCGGCGTCGACTGCAAGCACATGGTCGCCCTCCGCCTCCAGCGCGTCCTGGACGCCGCCCAGGAGGACAAGCCGTACGCGCCGCCCGCGGTCGAGGACCAGGTCGACGCCTGGTTGGCCGCTCACCCGGTGGCCTGCACCAGTCGATGCGTCCCTGGTGAGCACCACCACCCGCGTGTCGAGCGAGAGGACTGACAACCGCCTGGGCCCTTCGGAGCCCGTTCACAGAGGAGATCCGATGGACAACCGTTACGCGCACATCTACCCCGAGCTCGCGCTCCGCCGCGAGGACCGCAACCGCGGCGTGCTCTGGAGCTTCCCGCTCGCCTGCCCTGCCTGCGGCGCCGAGCTGCTCGACCAGCAGGACCACTCACTGCGCAGCTTCGCCCGCTACGCCTGCGGCGGCGCCTACGAGGACAAGGGCCAGATCCAGAACCACACCGACAAAATGTGGGGACACTGCCCGCGGATCAAGGCCGCGGTTGAGAGCGGCACCTACGACCTGGTCCAGCTCGCGAAAGAGGCGCAGTCATGATCCGCCTCTGCCACGCCCTGGCGCTGCTGGCGCTGGGCATCGTGTTCGCAGCTCGCATCGGAGGAGCGGCCTGATGGCCGCTCACTCTCACGTCTGGGAGTTCATCACCCTCGCGGACGGCGCCCGAGCTCGGGTCTGCCTGTGCGGCGACTGGCGTGTCCAGTTCGCCGCCGAGCTGCCGTCGCCGGTGGACATCTACTCAGAGACCATGCTCGACCTGCTCGAGCGGGAAGGAACCGACCATGTTGAGCCTGTGGCTGATCCTCAGAGCGATTGAACAGATCATCCAGAACCTGACCCGGAGGGACTGATGCAGACCATCGCCATTCACGCCTGGTGCCCGCGCTGTGGTGCCTACCGCAGGCTCAAGCGCGTCTCTCAGGCTGGCTACCGCTGCGAGCAGTGTGGACACCCGAAGGCGCGCCGCTGCCCCATTGTCAAGAGGGAGACAAAGCCATGATGACACCCGAACAGCAGGACGCACTGCGCGCCCTGTCACCGCGCCAGCGCTGGGACGTCCTGGCGCGCTTCATCGACGAGCGCCAGAAGCTGCTCAACAGCACCCGAGACGAGCTGGCCTACGCCCAGCAGTGGCTCATCGAGGAGATGCGCGCCCAAGATCCGCCGGCGTCGGTGGTGCGCACAGACCACTGGCTGATCAACCTGGCCGACCGCCAGACGTACACCTACGACGACGAGGTGCTCTCCGAGCTCCAGGGCTACCTGAGCCCCGAGGAGTACGACGAGCTGGGCGTGCCGATCATGGTCCGCAAGTGGAAGAAGACCGCGCTCAACAAGCTGCACAAGGCGGGCGGCGTGATCGCGCGCACGATCGACCGCGGCATCACCGTCGCCTCGAAGCGGACCGACGTCGAGCTCACCGAGCTGGTCGAGCCCTGATGGCCGCGCGCTCCCACATCCCGTGCCGCGGGCGCTACCCCGGCTGCCGCGGCCAGGCGCACCGCGGGAACATCGTCGACATGTGCAACCCGTGCCTGGAGGAGCACAAGCTGCGCATGGCGGCGGAGGGCCGCGACGTGCGCGGGCGCCAGCTCAAGCTGAGCGTCCAGGGCGCCGTCGAGCGCGAGGTGGGCCCCGTCTTCGACCTGGCCGGCGAGCTGCTGAACGCCGAGTACGGGATACGCGCCGCGGCCACCGGCCTGTCGGCGATGGAAGCCGGCATGATCGGCCTGGAGGGCCGCTCAGACGAGGGCTTCGAGGAGTTTGTACGCGACGTGGCACCCATACTGGACGCGAAAGAGCGGGCGCTGAAGCGGCTCAGAGACGCGCCGCCGGCTACGCTTGTAAATGACCAGGTCACGCACCTGAGTGACCAGGAGCGAGAGGAGATCCGACAGATGATTCGCAATGGCGCGGCCACCGCGCAGGAGGTTGCGCAGGACTACCAGCTCACCCGACGGGCGGTAGACGAAATCCTGAACGAAGTACCCGAAGTGCCCGAGCTCGAGCCGACGCCCAGGCGCCCCCGCGGCGGGGTGCGCACGCCCGAGCACCTGGCTGCCATGCGCGCCGCCAAGGCTGCCAAGCGCGACGCCGAGCTGGCTGAGCTCGAGCACCTTCGGGCGGTCGCCCAGGTCGGTCTGACACCATCGGGCAGCCCGCGATGGAAGGTCACGATCCTGCAGCCGACCGAGGTGGTCGTCGAGGCGCCGACACTGAGCGCCGCAATGGCCGAGACGCGAACACTCTACGCCGTTGGCGAGGACGGGATCCTCGGTATCGTGCGCGAGTGATCCAGCCGCCGCGGCAGCAGGCGTACCGCCGCGGCGACCACCCCGAGCCAGAGGGCCCCGGCTGCGTGACGTGCGGGGTCTTCTTCGTGGTCGCGCTGCTCATCGGCGGCGTCGCCATGTACCTGCTGCTGCACGCGTACGGTCTGTTAGTCTGAGCGAGACGGGCGTCGGGGTTCGGATCTCCTCCGCCCGCCTGCGGTAGGCGGCGAGCTCACCCAACTCCCGAGCTCGCCGCCGAACGCCATGAAGACCGCGAGCAGGATCGGGTTCAGGGCGTCACCGGCAGCGTTTCGTAGTAGTCGACGTAGTGCAGCAGTTGCAGCAGATCGGCGCGTTGCAGATGTACGCGGCTCCAATCGTCGACAACGGTTGGGGCGAGCCAGCAAAGGTCAAGCCCACGATTGACCGGCGTTGACCAATGGACAACCTCGGCGCGCGCAGTGCCAAGCTCAAGGATTTCTGGCTCGCCGAAACGGGCGATGTCAGCGGGGTTCGTCATTTCGGTTTCCGATTGTGCCAGCGGAAGCCGACCAGCACACCGACCAGGGCGCCGAAGAACGCGCTGGTGGCGATCGGACCGTGGTCTGCCAGCCAGCTCAGCAGACTGACCAGCGGACCCCACTGCACATCAGAGGATGCGGGCGAGGGCGAGCCCACCGGCGATCAGTGCCTCGCGGGCATCTATCTGCCCCAGCGCCCAGAACACGATCACCAGGATGAGGATCAGAACAGCGAGCAGCCAACCGACTGTCGCGTAGGCCGGCGCGTTCGGTATGACGATCATGCCATCAACCCCACAACAGCCAGGATCGAGAACGGGCCCAGGGCATTGAACTGGCTGCGGTTCATCGTCGAGTAGACACCCTTGTAGCCTTCGGCGCTGTTCGCTATGGCAAGTTCTGAGCCGCTCACGCCGCGGACGCCGACCCAGTGGTAGTACGCCGCCCCCGACATCAGCCCGTACGTGTGCGAGAAGACCGCGTACGCCTGGTCGAAGCTCAGGTAGGCGTGCTCGAGGATCAGCCCAGCCTGCTCGGCCAGTACCCGCTGGAGCTGGGCTCCGCTCCCATCCATCAAACCGTACGTGCTGTTGATGTTGGCGGGATGGCCGATCGCGGCGACCACGGCTTCACGGTTGCTGTAGATGTCGCTCCCGCGGGAGTGGCCCGACGCTCTCTCAGTCCACTCGGTTGCACAGGCTGAGCAGGTCCAGTCGTAGAGCTGGCCCGGCATCGGCTGGTCGGGATCCCAGGTGATCTGGTCCGGCGGCGGCGGCTCGTCGGCGCTGAGCCAGGGCTCCTCACAGGTCAGTTCTGCGCTCGGATTCAGGGCACTCACGTAGGCTGCCGCCGAGGGCGGCTCACCACACCAGTACCCCTGGAGCATGGCTGCCAGGGCGTTTGTGAGCAGCGCCTGCTGGTCCTGGAGCTGTTGGATCTCAGGCCGTGTCATTGTGTGCCTTCAGCCGTGCGCGCAGATCCGCTGCCTCCTCGGTCGACATCGCCAGTATCGGCGCCTGGGGCATCGGGACGAAGCGCACGTCGACGACCTGCCCACCCAGCGCGTAGACCGCGGGGCCGTCCTCGGGGTCGACCAGGCTGAGCACAATGCGCACCGTCACCGACCACTTCGTACGGCGCTTGCTGACCGAGTCGATCAGTGCTTTCACGCATCATTCGTCGTAGTACGGTGGGTTGGCCACGATCAGGCCCTCAAGGTTCGGGTCGATCGCGAACAGGTAGCCCTCGACCGTGTCCGCACCGCCCGTCCAGCGACCGGCCAGCGCCGCCGCCAGCGCCTGGGTCAGGAGCGCTTGCTGCTGCTGGAGCTGGACGATCTGCGCCTGGGTCTCCTCGTCGGTCATCCGGCCATCCCCTGCGGCACCTGGCCGTCGGTGCGCTCGTCGACCATCGCCTCCGACCACTCGACGTCGCCCGTCGCCCAGTCGACCTTGATGTTCGCCCGCTGGCCCTCGGGCGGGAGCGGGATCTCCTGCGCTTCACAGGCACTCCTCAGGGCCGTCTCGAAGTTCTCGGCAAGGCTACGGTAGGTAGCCTCCATCGCCTGCAAGACCTGCTGAGCGCCCTCCACGCGTGCGTGGTAGCGCGCCAGGCGGCGCAGTGCGGTCGGTGAGAGTTGGTTCGGTGCCACGGTCAAGCTCCTATCGCCAGCCAGTAAACCTGGGCGTTCCCGGTGCCGCCACTCGAGTTGTAGACGCGCGCATTGAAGCCGGTGGTGCTGATGTTCTGCGCCGCGCTCTCCCAGTTCTCGATGTCGCCGCCGGTGACTGTACCCAGCGCCGCGATCACCACCGGGTTGGTGGCGAAGGGCTTCGTGAACGTCACCGCCTGGTTCGCGCCAGAGTTGTTGCCCACGCCGTTGATCGTGGCCAGACCGTGCTCGATGTGCTCCTGGCTGCCGCCGGCCATCGTCGGCACGCCCAGGCCGTTCTGGGCCGTGAGCGCGCCCGTGGCAGCGAGCGTGGTACAGGTCATCGCCTGGGCGTGGGTTGTGCCGTTGACCGTGGCGTTGCCGTTCACCTGAAGCAAGCCGGTCGACGTGACGCTACTGGCGGTCAGACCGCCAGGCGAGTTGTACGTGCCGTTGACCTGCAAGTTTCGCCCAACGGTCAGGTCGAAGGTGGTGTCGAGCGAGTTGTTGACCTGGATGTGGTCGGTGCTCGAGTAGCCCAGGTTGGCGCCGTTCTGCATCGAGAGCGCGCTCACCCCGTCGATGGCGTGGTTGAGCGCGTGCATCACATTGCCCAGGTTGACGCCGCCGTTGGCGTTGATACCGCCAGTGGCGGTAAGCACGCCCGGCAAGACGATGCTCTTGTCGGCACCGATCGAGAGCGCGGCGGCGCCGCCGATGTTCAGCTCGATGGTCGAGCCGAACAGCATCAGGTCGCGGTAGGCGCCTGCGGCGCGGTCGTAGCTCTGGAGCACGCCCGCGACGCCCGACCAGTACATCTCGAGCCCCTGGCCCGCGGTCGGGAAGCCCGAGCGCTGGCCCGTTGAGCGGAACCAGTCGGGCAGGTCGAAGGGCCCGCCGAAGGCGTTGCCGTTGATCGTGCCGCCCTGGTGCGGGCCCGAGTGCGTGTGGCCGCTGGCCTGGCTGAACAGCCCGTCGAGCGTCTGGAAGCTCTGCCTGGCGCCGATCGTCAGATAGTCCGCGGTGTCGTCGGCGTCGACCGCGAGCTGGAGGCCGAGCTCGGTGCTGGAATCGCTCATCTACATCACCCGCAGTCTCGAGATGGTGTACCCGCGGAGCGAGCCGATCGTCGTCCCGCGCAGCCGCCTGATGATCCCATACACGCTCAGTGTGGCGAACTGGGAGGCGCTGAAGTCGATCACCCACTGCTGGGAGCCGCCCACCTTCCAGCCGAGCATGTGGTCGGTGTAGTCGAACAGCGCCAGGCTATCGAGCGTCTCGTCGGGGAGCTCGATCACGGCCAGGTTCGGGCTGGACACAAACTGCTGCAGGATGCCGCGGATCGCCTTGCCGCTCTGGCGGATGCCGGCCCCGTCGCGGCGCGCTACCCAGTCATGGGCGTCGATCGTGCCGTTGTAGTCGAGCCGGAAGCGCGGGATCACGCGCTCATGGATGCCCACGCCCTCGAGCACGGGCGTCTGGGTCGAGTCGAAGTTGGTCAGGTTGATGCGCAGGCTCAGCATGGAACCGTTCAAATTTGGCGGGCAGTCCAGGCGGAAGCCCGAGTAGATCAGGTCGCCCGTCAGATCCTGGTAGGTGGCCATCACGTCCGACGGCGGCGGTCCGCCCGCGGTGCCCGCCAGGCGGTAGCTGATCGTGCAGAAGTTGCCCTGGGTGATCTGCGGCCCGAAGATCGAGAAGCCGGTCCAGGCTTTGGTGTCGGCGTCGAACATGGCCGTGTGCCAGGGCACGTCCATGCTCGCCGCCTGGGTGGTGTACTCGGCGCCCGAGCCGAGCCCGAGCGGGTTCTGGACCAGCTTGAACCAGGAGTAGCCGCCGTCGGTGAAGCCGACGTACAGGCGGTCGGTGCCCGAGGCGTTGCTGACGCCGAGCGCGCTCACGCGCCGATTCGGCCACCAGGCGATGGCGCCATCGTACTGGTCGACGAACTTGAAACTGTCGGTCTGGTCGGGCTCCCAGTTGCCGTACGTGCACAGGTAGCTGGCGTTGTTGGTCGCGTTGTAGATGCCGACGAACGCCATCTGCGCGCCCCAGCCGGCGAACGCCTGGACGCGGCCGTACACCGCCGAGGCGTTGTCGAGCTGGCGCTCGGGCCCGATCGGCGTGAGCGTCACCGACGGCATGTCGATCTGCCAGAAGGTCGGCCCGATGCGTGCGTACACCGAGTTGAGCCAGGGCGCCGCGGTGCGGCCGTTCATGGTGTCGAGCGGCACCCTGGCGCCGGGCGTCTCGTCGTTCGTCGAGCCGTCGGTGTTCAGCGTGAAGATGCCGCCGTCGGCCTTGAAGATGATGATCATATTCGCCGCCGCGGACATGCCCGAGATGGGCACCGACGGGTTGCCGATGAAGATCGGACCGCCCCAGGAGCCAGCGATCGTCGGGTCGGCGGTGCACACCCGTAGCTGGCAGGAGCCGGCCGCGGAGGCGATCATGGTCGGCCCGACGGTGGCCAGGAAGTTGGGCAGGAAGCCGCTGGGCAGCGCGCAGCTCACCCAGGTGCCCGCGGCGGAGCGCTGCTCGAGCAGGCCGTCCGACCAGGCGACGTAGAGCGCGTCCACGGGGCTGGTACCGGTCGACATGAAATGGACCGCGGAGGTGGCCGTCTGGCCGGCGCGCGTATGGTCGGCGACCTGGCCAGCGTTGGTATCGTCGGTGCGGCGGAGGATGGTCGCGCCGGCCAGGGCGAACTGGCAGTTCAGGACCGCGGCGTTGGGCGCGTCGATGAACTCGGCGATCGAGCCGGTCGTCGTCGGCACCAGCTCATGCATGAGCGGGCCCTTGCCGAAAAGACCTCCGTAGCACCAGATGTTCAGGCCGAAGTAGTACCGCTGGTCGCCGATCGAACGCTGCACGCGCTCGCCCATGCCAGCTCGGGGGCGGAAGATGAACGTGCGCTCTTTGTAGAGCGGCGCCGAGTCGTACTCGTAGGTATTCGGGATCGGGTACTCGACGATCTGCTGCTTCTTGCCCGTCAGGATTGCCCCGTCCTGGCCAGGCACCAGCATCACGCCGATGTTGCCCGTGCTCGGGGCGTTCGGATCCGGCGACGTGCGCAGGCGCGCGTCGTACGGGAATGGTCGGCGCCTCGAGCTCGGCGGCATCTACGGAACGGGCGCAGGCGAGCCGGCCATCGTGTTCCAGACCGCGGACACCATGCTCGAGATCTCCTCGTCGGTCGACTGGCTGGTGACGCCCTCGGCGCACACAAGGGTGGTGAACGGCTGCATGAACATGGTCGGCGAACGTGCGACCTGCTGCGCGAGCTGGACGCGGTTGTAGTGGTTGGCCGTGTCCGCCGGCTCGGTGCTGATGTTCTGGGCCGCGCTCACCATCGACATCTGGACCCGGCTCTGGAGTGACGGGTTGGTTGACTCGACGTACTCGTCTTGAAGGCTCATCGGCAGAGTCCCGCTTCCTTCACTAGTCGCTTGACCACCTCGAACAGAATAGGCACGATCTGGTCGTAGTCGAAGGTTTCCACCTCGCCCGTCTGCGCGTTGCGCCCCACCACCTCGGGCAGAAACTCGGCCCAGTCGTCGGCGATGAACCCCAGGCGCCTGGTACCGTTGTCCTTGAGCGTGTAGGCGACACCGCGTAGCTCGGGCTGGCAGAGCAGCGCCAGGGCGCGGTCAGCTATGGAGCTTATGTCGGTCTTGTAGCGGGCCGCGCTCTGAACCTGAAAGTTTGCCCCCTGGCTTCCGCACCAGCTCCCATCTGCATGCATCATTCTGATGTTGCCCGTGCCGTTGGGTGCGTAGTGGTTCCAGTTTCCGTTGGTGGCGTTGTCGACCTGGATGCCAACGGAACCGCCGAGCGTGGTCATGTAGAGCGTGCCGTTCTGGCAGCGAATCCATGTCGCCACGTCGCAAGTGCTGCTGGCCGAAACGTTGGCGCAGACGATGGTGCCGTTGCTGCCGCCGGTGCTCTGGAAGTAGTGGTAGCCGCTGCCGCCCGACCGGTAGTACAGGTCGTTCCCGCTGGGTGTGATGTACCAGCCCGGGTTGAAAGTTAGCTGCGAAACGCCACTCAGGCCGTTGTTGGTTAGCGTCATCGGCCCGTTGAAGTTCAACGTGCCGGCACCAGAGAACTGCCAGGCTGAGCCGTCGTAGTAGATGTAGTGGGTACCGTCTGAGCCGAGGTAGTACACGCCCGACGAGCCGCTGCGGCTGGCGTGAACGTCGCCGCAGTTGATCGGGTTCGTGCCGTTGGAGATTGCACCACCGAAGGTCGCGTTGCGGCTGGTGTCGAGCGTGAGCGCGGCCGTACCGCCGATCCAACTGTTGCCCGCTGCCGCGTCGGTGTACATGACGATGTTGTTCGCGTTGGCGAGCCGCAGGAAGTTGGCCGTCTGGCCGTAGATCCCCAGGTCGGTGGTGCCCGGCGTAGCGCTGCCCCGGATGATGCCGCCACCGCTGGGCAGGAAAACACCGCCGGCGTTGATCGTCAGGCCGGTGCTGCCCCACGACATGGCGGTAGCCCAGGCGATGTTGCCTGTCGCCGCCGTCGCGTAGAGCCAGGATGTGGTGTTGAACAGGTACGACGGGGTGCTGGTACTCCAGCGTTGCCAGTTGGCACCGTCGTAGTAGGCGTTGTTCGACATGTGTGAGCCGTTCAGGCTGCTGACCATTGCGTAACTGGTCGGGGATCGGACCTGCATCATGCCGGTCGGGTTCTCCAGCATGAAGTCCGCACCTGAACCGGTGCCCAGGAAGTGGATGTAATTGTTCGAGTCGTTGCGGTAGAAGCGGAAATCCGCAAGCCACTCATGGAACTCCATGATGTTGCTCGCCGGGTTGTCGGTGATCCGGTGCGCCTGGTCGTTGTTCCACAGGATCGACTGGCCGCTCGGCACTGAGAAATTCCCGCCCGTCAGGATCACACCGTTCTGGGCGGTGATCTGGCCAGCGGCGGTGAGCGTGCCTGGTCCGCTGAGTGTGCCGCCGGTCAGCGGCAGGTAGGCCAGCGTGGTCCAGACCGTGGCGTAGTCGCTGTTAGACGATTTCTCGAGTGCCTGTCCGGTCGTACCACCGGCAGGGACGCCCTGGCCGGCTGGTCCCTGGACACCCGTCGCACCCGTTGGTCCCGCGGGGCCCGTATTGCCGATCGGTCCCTGGCTGCCCGTGCTGCCTGTTGGACCAGCGGGGCCGGTGTTGCCCTGGTCACCCTTGACACCCTGTGGACCCGTAGCGCCCGCGGGACCGGTAGCACCCGTACTGCCGGTCGCACCAGGCACGCCCTGGATACCCTGAGCGCCGGTGGCTCCGACGGGGCCCTGGACACCCTGGATGCCCTGCGGACCAGGTGGTCCCTGGAACGGACCAGCGTCGATCCAGACTGACCCGTTCCAGATCCACAGGTGACCGGTGTCGGTGGTAATCCAGGCGTCGCCGTTGCTGACGCCGGCCACGGGCAGGTTCGGGTAGCTCGGCACCGAGCCCTTGATGTTGATGCTGGTGCCAGGAACGCCCTGGGGCCCGATCGGACCCTGGCCACCGGCAGGCCCAGGGACGCCCTGGGGGCCGCTCTGGCCAGGCGGGCCGACCGCACCCGTCGGCCCAGGCGGGCCGGGTCCACCAGTCGCCCCCGCGGCTCCTGGTGGCCCGCCGACACCCGACGGGCCCTGCGGCCCAGGAGCTCCCTGGGGACCGGCTGGCCCGGGCGGGCCGACTGACTCGGGGCAGGGGACGACCACCGTCGGCGGCGAGTCGGTATGGATCGGCACCATCGGCGAGGAGCCGGTGATCGGGTCGACCGTGATCGTCAAGAGTTGACCACCGTCGGCCGTCGGGCGCTATCGGACCAGCCGCTGCCGCCGAAGCCCCACATCTCGACGCGGTCGAAGCCGAAGCGGTCTCGAGACGGCGGGCGGTGCAGCCAGGCTTGTCGGCTCGCCTCCGCGGCAGCCATCGCCTGCGAGCTCTGCCAGCCGGCGCCCGCGGCAGCCTGCATCCTGGCGCTGAGCGTGTGCCAGGCTTCGATGTGGCCCATCGCCGCGGCCCAGCTCAGGTCGCAGGCGAAGGTCGAGGTGTCCAGGCTGGGGTCGGTGCCGGGGCAACCGCTGGCCAGGTCAACGTACGAGTGCAGGGCGGTGATGTACAGCCCGCCGTAGTACGGCGACATGTCGCCGTTGGCCACCCTGATCCAGACATGGCCGCACTCCATGAAGGTCTCGAAGGGGATGTCGATCGCACCGCCCCAGGTGCCTGGCCAGCCGCCGGGGTTGGGACCGACCTGGACGGCGCGTACCTGGCTGGTGGTGGTCAACCAGGGTACCGAGGCGGTCAGGTCGCACTCGTACACAAAGCCGGGACCGAGGAGGAATCGGTCCTCGACGGTGCAGCGCCGCAGGCCCGCCAGCGCGGCCGGCCGCAGCTCCTGCTCCGGGTCCAGATGGTGGAACTCGACCTGCTCGGACGGGTCGAGCGGGTTCTGCCAGGGGCGGTCCACCTCGAAGGTGCCCTTGGAGGCGTCGACCGTGGCCACCCGCCGCTGCCGATCGAGCGGGTTGATGGTGGCCACGGGCGTGCCGTCGGCGTGGACGCCGCGGCGGAGCGCGAACAGGTTCGAGATCTCGTCCAGCTCGAGGCTCGACTGGAGGTACGGCATGACGCCGAAGGTGGTGGTGCTGATCGTCGGGCTGGTCGCGTCCGCGGTGAGCACCTTGAACGGGCCCACCCGACGGGCGAGCTCGAGCTCGAGCTGGGCGAGCGTGATCACCGCTTGCGCGAGCTCCGATTGACGGGCTTGTCCTCGTCGTCGTCGTCGTCCGAGCTGGGCTTGTTCACGTCGGTGTCGCCGAGCGTCGGCACCGCCGTGCCCTGGACGTCGGTGCGCGTGGTCACGTCGCCGTAGTGGCCCTCCTGGCCCTGGTACGGCTGCTCGGTGTTGGCGATCTTCCCGTCCTGGCGCAGCGCCTGGTACTCCTCGTCGGAGACGTCCACCTCGGCGCCGGCGGCGTGCGGTTCGCCCTTACTGTCGGTCCACGGTGCGAGCAGGATGCTCTTTGGCATGTCACTTGCTCCTTCTCTTTTTGCGCGTCGGCAGCTTCGCTTCCTTCACACCGCGGAGCTTGTTTCGGGCGTCCGCGGGCGAGAAACCAGGGATGTTCCCGCCCGCGGCAGCGCCGAACAGCCGAGCCTGAGCTCGACTGACGGGCTTCTTGTACGGCGGCATCAGGTCACCGTCACCGTCGCATCGGTGCCGGCCGTGGTGCCCCAGACGCTGGTCACCGTGACCAGGTAGTGGGTCAGGCCGGTGGCGATGATGCCGTACAGATAGGTCTGCGCACCCGTGCCCGCGGGCGGGCTGAAGCTCGTCCCGTAGGCGGTGGTCGGTCCGAACTGGATGGTGACCGCACAGACCTGGTTGGTCGTCCAGTTGAAGCGGACCACGCCACCGCCCTGGGCGGTCGCGGACACCGCGCTGACCGTGGGCGGGGGCAGGACAGAACTGTCCAGCTTGCCCGCCAGCCTGGCCAGGGCGGCGTCCGCGGCGCTGACCGTAGCCAGGCTGCCGGCCGCGTACAGGCGCCCACTGGAATCGTTCCAGGGCGCCGTGAAGGTGCCTGCCGCGGTGCCCTGGTTCGATACCTGGCCGTCGGCCGCGGCGGCGTCTGCGGCGCGTCCTGAGAAGCGTAGCGAGGTGTAGCTGTTCTGGTCCCAGGGCGCCACCACCCGACCGCGGGCGTACAGGATCGGCCCGTTGTTGGCCGGCGCGAGCAGGCGGATCGCCGCCGGCAGCGCCAGCTGCTCGGGAGCGTCCTGGGTCATGGTTCTCTCCTAACCCTCGCCGCCCGTGGTCGCCTTCTGCTGCAGCGAGAAGAACGGGTAACGGTTCGCCTTCGTTTGCTGCATGCGGTTAACCGGGTTGGGAACCGCCCAGGCGAAGCGTGCAATGACGCGCAGTACAACCATATCTTGCTGGATCAGGTTGTAAATTACTTGAGGCGGGCTTCCATTGTCAGTTATGACGCCCTGGTCGAACATTTGCATGCTGATATCTTCGCGGATAGCAAGCATGCTTTGATCCCACTGACCACCGACCATTGAGTAGCCGGAAGCGCCAGTGTTGAAGCTCGACAGACCGGCGTTCGAGAAGACGATCGGCTCGCCGAAGAGCGAGCTCACGTTGGGTGCGTTCTGCGGCCCGACGTCGTCGCCGTACAGGAGGAACGCGTTGGTGGTGGTGCGCAGTTTGCGCAGCGCCGCTCGCACCTGGCGCCGTGCCCAGAAGCCGGTGACGTCGAAACCGTCCGCCTCGACGGCGCCCATACCCGCGGACACGTCCTGGAGGAAGTCGGGCGTGTTCGCACCGACGATCACCTGGTTGCCCGCGGCGGCGGTCGCCGGCACGATCGCCTGCGGCCAGGTTGTGGGCGCATTGGTGCCGAAAAATATGGCGTCATCCAATGCGACCGCAAAGGCTTCGGTCACCTTGGGTTTGACTTCCGACCAGAAGTCGTAGTCGATGTCGTCGAGCAGGTTCTGGGCGATTGGCACCAGGACTGCCATCTCTTCGGCGTTGAGATAGACGTTGTCCCAGGCCAGGTTCGTCGTCTGCTTGAGACCGATGTCGCGGGCGTCCAGCGTGGCGCCCGTAATCCAGTACGCAACCGGGAGCTGCGCGAGGACCGGGATCCTCTGTTGGGCCCTTTTCATCGTCACATGCGGCATGAGCTGCATGGCCGCGCTCTTCACCTCGACGCTCTGCACGATGTCGTGCTGAACGTCCTCAGGGATGAGCGGGGTGGCGGACGGCAGCGAGCTCGTCCGCGAGGTGATGCTGTTGTACGGAATCGGAGTGGCCCCTTCTGGCTACCCCCGACCGAGCGAACGGCGGAGGATATTCGACACGTCGCCGTCCTCGCCTGAGCTGCCGCCCGAAGCGGGCAGCAGGTCGGGCTCGGGCTGCGACCCTCGCTGCTCGCCGAAGACCTGCTTACGGAACGCCGGATTCTTACGGAGCCTGGCTTCAGCCGCCCTGGCGCCATCCGCCTTCCACTGCTTCTCGAGTGCCTTGAGCGACTCGGAGACGACCAGCTTGCGGCCCTCGAGACCGACGCCTGCACCCTCGATCGCCATGATCCGATTGCGCTCGCTCTCGGAGAGGGAGAGCACTATCGGGTCGATCACCGCTCGATCGTGCTGGACGCCGACCTGGCCCAGGATGCTGTTGAAGTTCTGGTCGTACTGCTGCCGCGCCTCGGCCTGACGCTCCTGCTCGGCGTACGCGTACGGGTCTTCGTCGCGCAGTTTGCGGCGAGACTCGAACTGCTGCTGCTGCGCCGTCATCTGCTGGCGGCGCGCCTCGCGGCGGTCGGTCTCGGCCTGGATACGCCTATCGAGCTCTTCCTGCGTCAGGTTGACCGTGGCCGACGTACCGTTGCCGTTGGCCGATTCCGTGCCCTGGCCTGAAGCCGGGTCGCCCACGTTGGGGTTCGGTCGCCGCAGCAGTCCGCGCCACCATGAGCGGTCTTCCGACTCCCCGGCCGAGGACTCCGAAGGCGGCGCAGCTCGAGCTGCATCGGGTGGAGTCTGCGGAGAAGGAGCAGTGTTTTCGTCGGCCATTGTCTGCCTCGTCTAGCCTCCCGTCAACCGGGGTAGCCCGGCGGGAGCTGGTAGGGATTTTGCCAGGGGAGCTGGGGCCCGCCCGGGATCCCGAATGGGCTGGCCACGTTCTGCATGCCGGTCGGGGTGAACTGCTGGTACTGGTTCCACTGGCTGCCCTGACCGCTGACCTGCGGACCCGGTGCCGGCGCTCCTGTCTGGAGCGGCGTCTGCGGGCCCGCGGCTGGCGCTGCCGCGGCGGCGGCTGCCGCGGGCGCTGGCGGCGGTGAGGCGCCCCAGCCGCCCGGCGGCGTGTAGGCGTTCATGTTGAACGCGCCGGCGATGTCGGGCTGGGCGGGCAGCGTCGGCGATGGCATGCCGGCGATGCCGGCCGCGGTCGGGCTCAGGTGGGCGAGAGCTGACGCCGCACCCTGGGTGTACAGGCTGGACGGGTCCGGGTTCTGGGTGACCAGCGAGCTCATGTCGAGCGCCTTCGGCGCCTGGCCAGTGGCCGAGCCGGTGATGTTCGAGCTGAGCTGGTTCAGCATCGGCGCGAAACCGGCGCCGACGCGGTAGGGCAGCGTGCGGAGCGCGATGTCGGCCGCGTTCTGGCCGTAGCTGGTGGCCGCGGTCTGCGCCTGGGTAGCAGCCTGGAGCTGCGCATTCTGGGTCGCCGCGGCGGTCGTCTGGTCCTTGAACGCCTGCTGCTGCTGCGCTGCCTGGACCGCCGCCTGCTGGGGCGCGATGTTCGTCTGCCACCAGGACTGGAACTGCGACTGCGCGTCCTGCGGGCTGAGCGTCTGCCCCTTGACCTGCGCCTGGAGCGAGCTCATCTGGTCGCGCGCCTGCTGCTGGAGCTGCGCCACCCGCTGCGCCGGGTCGGCCGGCATGTAGTTCTTGTTGGCCGTCCAGGTCAGGTTGTTGTTCTCGTCGCGCGTCGCCACGTACGGCTGGTCGGCCGCGGTCTGGACCGTGGTCGGCGTGCTCGGCAGGTATTTGGTGGCCGCGGGCGCACCAGGGCTGGTGTCCGGGATCCACTGGCCCTGCGAGTAGACCTGCGGCACCAGGTAGCCGTTGTCGGGCGCCATGCGCTTGTCGCCCTGGCTGGGCAGGTTCGCCGCGGCGGCTTCCGAGCTCTTGGCGGCGCCCGTGACCGGGATCGGCGTGACCGACGGGTCGCTGACCCAGGCGGTGCCGTCGTACACCTGGCCGACCGTGTAGCCGTTGTCGTTGGTCAGCCGCTTGTCACCCTTGTTGGGCGTGGCCGCGGCCTTAGCTGCCGAGACCTGCGCCTCGGGCGTGAACGGCACCGGCGGCTTCGAGGCGTCGACGGCCCAGTTGGCACCGTCGTACACCTCGGTGACCTGGTAGCCGTTGCTGACGTTGGTGCGCGTGTCGCCCTTCTGCGGGAGCTGGCCCTCGCGCTGGGCGGCGGGCGACCAGGCGATCGGCTTGACGTTCGGGTCGGTGATCCAGGCGCCGTTCTGGTAGACCTGGCCGATCTGGAAGCCGTTGTCGACGGTCGAGCGCTTGGTGCCCTCCGCTGGCCGGCTCTGCGCCTCGGGCGTGTACGGGATCGGCTGGACGGTCGGGTCGGTGACCCAGCCGCCGTTCTTGTAAACCTCCTGGATCTGGTAGCCGGTGCCGTTGACGTTCGGCCGCGTGTCGCCTTCCTTGGGCGGCGGCGCGTTCATGTTCAGCGCACGGCTCGGCGGCGCCGTCACCGTGTAGCCGACGCCGCCCTTGTTCGGGCTGGTCGGGTCGCTCTCGGGGTGAACCTTGATCGTGTCGGTCTGGCCGTTCGGGCCCGAGAGCACCCAGACGTAGTTGCCGGTCGGGGTCGGCTGGGTGCTCTTGGTGCCCGCGTCCGGGTTGACGCTGCCGTCGGCGAGCGTGTCGGGGGCGGTGACCGACTGGTCCTTCACCTCCATTGAGCGGCCGACGACCTGCCAGCCCTGGGCCGGGTCGCGCCCGACCGCGGCCAGGACGGCGGGCTCGTTCGCGTAGGTGGTGCTCGAGGTGGGCATCAGGCCGCTCCTTGTAGCTGCGCCAGGTAGCTTTGCAGGTCGGGCATCTCGTCGGCGACGTTGGTGGTGGCCATGCCGCCGCCGGGGCTGTAGTTCGGCGGCGTGTAGCCCGCTGCTTCGGCCAGGGCGGTCGGCTCGTAGCCGGGCGTGGGCGTGTTCGACTTCGGCGCGGCGACGCGGTCCGCGGGCGGGATCGTGGCCAGCACCTGGCGAGCGGCGTAGGCGCGCGCGGTGGCGTCGATCGCCTTGAGCTGGCGCGTCTGCGCCTCGGGCGGCAGCTTGTCCCAGCCGGGAGCCGAGGTGAGCGCCTGGCCGCGCGCCTGGAGCTGCTTACCCTCGAGCTGCTGGTACATGCGCTTCTCGTCCGAGCTGAGCGGGATCTGACGGCCGTTCCAGGTGATGCCCGACGGCGGTGGGGCGAGCGCCACGCCAGCGTTCCCGTACGCCGCCAGGAGCGGGTCAGGAGCGCCCTTGCCCGACCGCGGCAGGAGGACACCCGCGCCCGACTGCGGGTTGGCTATGACGCGCCCCAGGACGTCCTGGGACACGGGTACGTTGTTGCGCAGGCCGGGGATGTTCTGCTCGATCATCTGGCCAATATCGCCCGGCTCGGGCGTGCGCGCGTTCGGGTCGGTGGCGATCGCGGCAGCTCGCGCCAACGCACTCTCGGGCACGTAGCCGCCGACGGCGCCTGACACCAGGCTGGCGCCGCCGCGCTTCATGGCCGTTTCGATGTCGGGCGCGCTCATCAGGTCGTAGATGCCGCCGATGGTGCGCAGCGGGGTCTCCGACGCCGCCAGGTTGAGCCCCGAGTGGACCAGGGACGCGCCGGCTGCCTCGAGCGGCGTCTGCTTCGAACCGGGCTTGGAGGCTGCCTTCATGGCCGCGGCGGCGTCGGCGTACATGCCCGCCGCTCGCAGCGGACCAGCCAGTGCCGCCGGTAGGCGCGTGTAGTCGATGTAGCGGTTGCCGACCAGGACCGAGTTCGGCTGCCAGCCCTGGCTCTCGAGCATCTTGCGGTCCTCGGGGTTGGATGGCCCGTCGCCTGTGACCGAGCCGTCGAGCGCCTTCGAGGCGAGCCAGACCGACATGCCCGTGCCGATCAGGTTGTTCGTCAGCCGCTGGCCGAGCGGGGTGACCGCCGAGCTCGTCGGCGTCTCGAAGTGGCCACCCGCGTACGGGCCCTTGCCCGCGGCAGCTCGAGCGACGTCGAAGGCGGTGCCCGCCAGGCCCGCGGGCGACGCCTCGACCATCTGGGTGAGGCTGTTCATGCCGATCTTGTAGACGGGGAAGAGCATGTTGCTGATCAGCCCGCCCGAGCCGCTCGGTCCGCCGCCGTGGATCGCCTTCTCGATCCAGGAGCCGGTCGAGCCCAGGTCGCCCCGCAGCGCCGCTCGCTTCGCGACCGCGGTGGCCGTCTCGACGTCCGCCGTCCGCGGGTGGGCGATGTCGTTGCGGACCGCGCTCAGCCAGGCTGGACCGCTCAGGCCGGCGGCGCTGGCGCGCTCACCCGCCATGCGGCCGAGCTCCATGCGCGTGATCGCGTCCTGGGCGGTGCCCTGGAGCATGTTGTGGCCGGCGGCGGAGCTCTCCGAGACGTACGCCAGGCCGCGGCCGACGGCGTTGCCGGGGCTCAGCCGCTGGGACAGGTTGGTCGGCCGCGTGAAGCCCTCGCTGAGGTTCTTGCCCAGGTCGTCGAACAGGCTGACGAGCGACGTCTGGGCGCCGATCATGCTGCCCGCCACGCGCGACGGCTTGAGCGTGGCCATGTCCTGGATACCGCGCGCCGCGAGCGACCAGGCGGGGGCGAAGCCTGAACTGAGCGCGACGTGGATCATCGTCGCCGGCGCGGCGATCACGTTGCCGACGTGGTAGGCGCGGACGACGTCGGTCGGACCGACTGGCTTCGACGCCGGCTTCGACGTCGGCGGCGCCCAGCTCGCCGCTCGAGCTCCCGGGCCGACCAGGCGCTGCGCGGTACCCGCCGCCTCGGGCGCAAACCGCCTGACGACGCCCAGCCCGGCGCCGGCGGCAGCACCCTCGCCGGCAGCGGCGAGCAGCTTCTGCGGGTCGCGCTCGCCGCCACGCCAGGCGTTGACCGCGCCGGCGAAGGCACCCGCGCCACCCTGGCCGAGCACCGAGCGCGCCAGGTCGCGCGCGTCGTTGCCCTGGAGGATGCCGCCGCGCGTGCCGCTGGTGGCGTTGATCAGCTTGTCCAGGGCGTGCGGGAAGATCGCCTTGACCTGGTGGTAGACGGGATTGCCCTGGGCGTCGGACATGCCGCGGTTCAGCCCGCCCTCATGCGTGATGCCGTCGTAGCCCGCCTCGGCCAGGATGTTGTTGACGCTCGTCCGCGGCCCGTTCGGGTCGGCTTCGTGCTCGGCGAGCGTCGCCACCAGGTCGTCGTAGACCGCGCGCCCGTTGCCGCCAGGCGACTCGGCGGTCTCGGGGTCGCCGAGCTGGTAGTACTGGCGCAGCTCGTCGCCGATGCGCTCGTCGGGGTACAGGCGGTCGGCGGCGCTCGCGATGCGCTCGAGCTGGTCTGCGCCGACCGGGTAGCGCAGGTCGAACATAGGCGCGTTCTGCGGCACGTCGATGGCGCGCACGTTCGGGCCCGAGCTCGGCCCGTGCATGTAGTCCTCGAACGCCTGCTTGAGATCCGCCTGGACCGAATCGAGACGGGTCTGGAGCGACGCCGCACCCGCCGTCTGGCCGCGGTCGCGCAGGGTCTGGATCTGGTCGCCCAGGCGCTGGTGCTCGGTGGTCAGGCTGGTCATACGGTCGCGGAGCGCCGCCTGGCTGGTGGCGCCGCGCTGCTGGGCGTAGCCAGGCGCCTGCACCTCGGCGCCCGCCTGCGCGTCGGCCAGCCGCTGGCGCTGCTGCGCCAGGTCGTCCTGATACTGCCTGGCCAGGTCTTCGCGCGTCCCCGTCTCGCCGTACATGAGCGGCTGGTTAGGGTCGGAGACGCGCGCCAGGCCGCGCTCGGCGACGGCGATGCGGCGCTCGATGCCGTCGATCGTCCTCGGGTCGGCCGCGCCCACCCGCCCGCCGGTTATCTCGGGCGAGCTGGACAGGTAGTAGCCCGGCCCGACCAGGTTGCGCTCGCCGCTTATGTGCTCGGGGTCGGTGCGCGCGAAGTCCGAGGCGGTACCGTGGTAGTAGCGGTCGTATCCGGGCCGGGCTGGGGACTCTGCGGCGCGGGCGAAGCCGGCGGTTGGAGCTTCGGGGGCGAGTAGGTTGGTGACCGCTTCGAGAGCTCGTCCAGGTAGGCCAGTTGCTGCGCGAGCGCCTCCTGGTTGGATACCCGCGGTACCGATGGGCTCGTTGCCGGCTGCTGTTGGCCCGAAGCGCGATTCAACATCTGCCCGAAGCTGAGTAAGGGCCCGCTGCTGTAGATCGGATCGTCGAGCCCCAGTGGCACCGAGCTCAGCCCCGCCTCGAGCAACATTTGCGGTGTAACTTGATTGATCAACACGGTCGGTTACTCCTCGATACGGTTCTACGGAGGCGCCGTCGATGCCCGCTGCATCTGCTGCCTCCTTAACGCTCCTAAGTGTACCTGGTATGTCGGAGTTGCCGAAGGCATATGGAATCTGGACGCTGCCGCCCTCGGCGCCGGTGACGTGCTCGACGCCGCGGTCGGTGAGCGCGGTACTGAAATCGCGGACCTGCTGCGGGTCGCCCTTGAAGCTGGCGCCGGCGATGTTCTCCACCCGCCCGTCGGGGTAGTGCAGGTCGAAGCTGGGCGCCCCGCTCGCGTCGCCGAAGAGCGAGCCGAAGTAGCGCGCCGAGTCCGAGTTGCCGCCTGGCAGATGCATGTAGGCGTTGTCGCCCTGGACGTCGACGCGGTGCGGGACGCTGATCCAGGGGATGGTCTGCGACTCGGGGTCGTAGCCGATCTTGTTGAGATCCTGCGCGCTGCCGACCTGGACGATCGGCGCACGCGCCTCCATCGGGATGCGCTGGCCAGCTCGGAAGGCTTCGGTGCTGGGCAGCTTCTGTGAGCGCGCCCCGAGCTGGTACTCACGCGCCATGCGGCTGGCTGCCAGCGGGCCGGGGCTGGTCAGGTCGATGCCCTCGGCTCGAGCTCGGTCGAGCACCGCTAGCGTCTTCGGGTTCTGGAAGGCGTCGCGCACGTCACCCTTGCCCAGGCCGGTGAAGATGCCGCGCGCCTGGCCCTCGCGGATCGCCTCCTGGAAGGCGGGCGTGACGTTGCCCTGGTCGTCGACACGGCCGTTCTTCCAGAGCTCCCACAGGTCGGGCGCCTTCTCCTGGAGGTTCTTGGTGCCCGCCCAGATGGTGGCCTGGATCTGGTGGCCCGCGAGACCCTTCTCGCGCGCAAGCTCCTGGTACTGCGCCTCGAGCACGCGGTAGGCGGCGTCGCTATCCGCGGCGGCGTTCTCGGAGGGCGTGACGTTGACCTGCTTACCGCTCGACGGGTCGATGCGCTGGATCTGGGTGTCGGAGGTGTTCGCCCCGCCGCGCCAGGACCAGACGTCGTTCGTCACCCGCGGATCGAACAAGCGTCGGCCGGCACTGACGAAGTTGCCGAAGTAGCTCGACGTCTTCGGCTGCTGAGCGGTCACCACGCCCTGGTCGTACGCCTTCGCCAGGCCGGCGCGCTTGGCGTTGCCGGTCAGGCCGGTGACGTTGGCGCCCGTCTCCGCGCTGGGGTCGGCGATCGCGGCCATGACCGCGTCGCGGACGCTGGTGCCGTTGGCCAGCGCGTCTCGAGCCGCTCGGCGGACCGCCAGCATCGTGTTCAGGCTCTGGTACACGTTCTCGTCGACGCTGGTGCGCATCGAGGTGATGCCCAGGTTGGTGAAGAGCTCGGGCAGGTTCGCCTCGCCGACCAGGCCGCGGCCGTTGTCGGCGCCGTCGATGTACCAGTCCTTGGCTGCCATGTTCGCCTCGGACATTGCCCGCGTGTCGTCGATGTTGGGCGCGCCGGCGCGGTTGGTCTGGATCGACGTCGAATTGTTCACCCCGTCGGGCGTGAACGGGTTGCCCTCGACGTCCTGCATGCCGATGCCGTGCGCCAGACCGTCGGTCGAGGCAGCTCGAGACGCTGCCGCGGCAGCTTCGTAGCGGCTTTCGATCGAGCCGGGGCGGTAGCTGGGCGGCACCTCGACCACGTTCGCCTGGCCCGGCCGCACGCCTCGACCGAGCGCGCTGGCGCCCAGGCCGAGCGCCTCGCCGCCGGCGCCCAGCATCACGCCCAGCTTGGCGTTGGCGAGCGCCGACTGGCCGATCTCGCCGACCGCGTTCTGCCAGAAGGTCGGGTCGTTCCGCAGCTCGGGCTGGACCAGGTAGGGCGCTATACCGCCGGCACCGCCGGCCGCGCCGCTGATCGCGCCCTCGGCACCGGCTCGAGCCAGTCGGCCCAGGATGGGCGCCGCGAACTGGCCGACGCCCGTACCGGCCGCTCGAGTCGCGAGTTGGCCGGCGCTCGTACCGGCCAGCGCCTCGAGCGCCGGTGAGGCGGCGCGGCCGGCGAGACCCAGGGCGGGCCCAGCCAGCTCGCCGCCAGCCAGCATGGCAGCCTGGCTGGCGAGCCAACTCTTGTACTGCTGCTCGTAGTCGAAGTCGTCCTGGCTCACCGGCTGGCCGCTCAGGTGCGCCTGCTGGATGTCCCAGAAGCGCTGGCGGTTCTCCAGGCTGGCGTTGTTGTTCGGGTCCAGGAACTCCTGCGCCTTCTGGCCCAGCCCTGACTGGGTGAGCAGTTGGCCCGCCTGGATGTCGGCCGTGTTGGCCGCGGTGCCAGGCGTGTACAGGTCGCGGACGAGCTGCGCCGCCTGGGCGGGCGGCATACCGTTGCTGGTAAGCAGCCGACTGAGCTGGACGTCGGCCGTGTTTAGCTGGCTGCCAGGTGTGTAGAGCTGCTGCAACGCGCTCGCGGCCTGCCCCGGTGGGGTGAGCGCGGCCAGGCGCGCCGTCTCCTGCGCGACCGGGCTCTGAGCTGCCTGCTGGACCGCGCCTGGCGCTGCCTCGGCCGCGGACACCAGCGAGCTCAGCCCCTGCTGCGGGCTGACGCCCGCCACGGGCGAAGGCTGGCTGAGCGCGCTGCCGATCGCCGACGCCGCCTGCCCGCCCTGGCCGAGGAGCGGCCCGAGCAAGCTTGTGAAGGCGTCGCCGATCTTGTTCTTGAAGTCGTCGATGGCGCTCGCCTGGGGCGGCTGCTGCGCCTGCTGCTGGCCGATCGCGCTCTGGTAGCTCTGCGCGTTCACGTCCGGCAGGGCGGAGCCGATGGCGCCGGCACCGCTCGCCGCCGCCTGCTGCGCGCCGCCGAAGGCGGAGCCGGCGCTCGAGCCGATCGCGCTCACCGCCTGCTGGGCCGGGAACGCTGCCTGCTCGACCGCCGAGCGCAGGCTGCCCGACTGGTCCTGGATGTTCGAGCCGACCGAGCTCGTCAGGCTGCCGATCGCCGAGGTGGCCTGCTGGGCGCCCTGCTGGACCGCCTGGGCGCCGCCGCCGATCGCGCTGCCCACGCTCTGAGTGACGCCGCCCGCAGCCGTCTGGCCGACGCCGATAAGCTGGTTGACCTGATCCTGGATCTGCTGGGTCGCCGACTGCGCGTAGCTGGTCGCCTTCGACGGCGCGCTCGCGACCGTGGTCGCCACCGAGTCGGTCGGGCTGTTCGGGCTGTTCGCGAAGACCGCCGCCCGTACCGGTCCGCCACCAAAACCGCCCATCTGGGCGGGCGTCATCCACTCCGAGCCGCCCTTCATCACCAGCCCCGAGTTGCCGACGTGGTAATTGCCGTTGGCCGGGTTGTAGCCGTCGACGTAAAAGTAGTGGTTGGGCGTGTCCAGGATGACCGGGTTGCCCGTGCTCGAGTCGTGCTGGACGGCGGTCCAGTCGAGCCCGCTCTTCGGGTCGGCGTAGTTGACGTGGACGTCGACGCCCATCTGCTGGAGGAGCTTCGCCTCGGAGTCGACGCCAGCCATGCCTGTGCCTGGCGACCAGCCGACCTGGCGCGCGAGCTGGACGGCTTCGGTGGGCGACGGGTTGCGGCCGTAGGTCTGGGCGAACGCCATCGCCGCCACCGGTCCGCAGGCGGTGTACGCGTCCGAGTCGGACAGGCCAGCCTCCTGCTCGAACTGGCGCTGCGCCTCGACCGGTGTCGCGCCCTGGTTGGCCTGGCCACCGACCGTGGCGACGGCGTTGTTGACCTTGTCGAGCGCGGCGCTGGTGGCTGCCTGGTCGCCCTGAGGCAGCTTGGACCAGCCGGCGACGGTGTCGACGACCTGCTGCGGATAGTCGGCGGCGTTCTCGAAGATGGGCGCGTAGGCGTGACTGGTGGTCGTCCCCATCGTCGAGCCGGGGCCGTGCATGACCGTGCCGATCGTGTCCTGACCGTTGGGCACGTAGTGCTTGTTGATCAGGTTGTAGAAGTCGTCGATCGACGCCTGGTGGTTCTGGTAGGCGCCCCAGCGCGGGTCGTCGCCGGCGGGTACGGGCGTGCTCCCGTCGCCGCCCTGGATGTCGAAGATGTTGTTGTTGGCGGTCTTCGTATTGCCCTCGAGCTTCGCGATCGCCAGCGCGGCACCGGGGTCGATGCCCGACTTCACGCCCTGGTCCCACAGGTAGCCCGCCTCGTCCGCGTTCAAGCCGATCTGCTGGGCGGCGGCGATCGTCTGATCTCGAGTGAGCGACGGCGGGCCGTTGATGGGCGTCTTGAAGGGATCCTGGCCGGCTGCCAGGGGCGTGACCGTCGACGGCGTCTGCGGGGCCGCGGTCGAGCCCTCGGGCTGGGGTGGCGGCTGGCCCGAGAACGACGGCATGCCGACCGGGTTGGCGTTCAGGCCGCTGGTCCAGTCGGTGACCGCGGACGCTGCCTGCTGCGCTCCCTGCTCGACCGGTGCCGCCGCCTGCTGCACGGCGGAACCGGCATTGTTGGCCAGGCCCGTGGTCCAGTCGGTAGCCTGGGTCGCCGCCTGCTGAGCTCCCTGCTGAACCGTGGCCGCGGCGCCGCCCAGTCCGTCGGTCCAGGATTGATTCTGAGGCGTCTCAGGCGAGGCTGAGGGCGCCTGGGGCTCAGGCTGGGGTGCTGGAGCCTGGTACGCCTGCTCGACGGCTGGCGGGGCTGCTGGGGCGGTCTGAGGCGGTGTGTAGGGCTGAGGCGCGACCGCGGGCGCCGCTGGAGCTGGCGGAGGCGGTGGAGGCGCTGGCGGCGCTGCCGCCTGCTCGACCGGTGCCGGTTGCGGCTGCTCGAGCTGGTCAGGTGCCTGCTGCTGATCGGGCGGCTGCGGGTTCAGCGTCGCGATCGCACCCTCGGCCTGGTGCTGGAAGCCGAGCGCGCCGATCTGGCTGTTCGCCCAATCGCCGAACTGGTTCGCCTGGTACTCGGCCCAGTCGTTGACCGGGACGTCGGGCAGCGGCAGGTCGACCATCTACACCAGCTTGAAGCTGCCCGTGGTCTGCCCGCCGCCGGCGGCGTACTTCGGCAGGCTCTGGTTGAAGAGCTGGCCGACGTCGGTCGGCGCGTACCCCTGCTGCGCGTACATGCTCTGCATGAGCTGCTTCTGGGTGTCGGTCATGGCGTTGTACGACTGGGGCGCGATCTGGTTCGGCGCCACCAGGTTGCTGGCCGCGTTCATGAAGTCGCCGTAGGACGTCCCGCCGCCGCCGCCGTACGGGTTCTGGAGACTCATCGAGCCGCCCGGCTGCTGGTAGGCGCTGCTGGCCTGCTGCTGGGGCCGCGCCATCGCACCCTGCACGCCGTTCCAGCCGAGCGTGCCGGTCGGCGCGGGGCCACCGCCGGCGACGCCACCGGTGGCGTTGTTGCCCGTGAACGCCTGCATGCCGGCCATGCCGCTCTGACCGCTGAGCTGCGCCTGCTGCTGGGCGCTGAGCTGGTTCTGCTGGCCCTGCATCACGTCGTACTGCATGTTGCCGGTCGGCTGCTGGTAGCCCTGGCCACCGCCCTGGCTATAGCCGCTGGTGCCGCTGTTGACCAGATTGGCCAGCGTCTGGCCCTGCGGCTGGACGCCGGTGGTGCCCGTGCCAGGCACGTACTGGCCGGCGGCGGCGCCCACCAGACTCTGCAGACCGCCGGGCGTGCTACCAAGCACGTTCAGGTACTTGCCGTAGTCCGCAGGCCCCTGGAGCTGGCTGAGGAGCTGCAGGTACGCCTGGGCAGCTTGCTGTTGCTGCTGCTGCGCCTGGAGCGTCATCACGCCGCCGCCCTGGCCACCAGTGCCCCCGACGCCGCCCTGCCCCGGGTTCTGCATTGGCACGCCGCCGGCGTTGTAGAGCGTCTGGACCTGCGCCTGGGTGAGCGGTGCGGCCTGGTTCCCCTGCAGGTTCTGGACGTTCTGACCGGTCATGTTGGCGTACGCCGCCTTGGCCGCGGCGTCGTTGTAGCCCGTGCCCGCGGCCTGCTGGATCTGCTGGCTGAGCTGGTCCCAGGAGCTCGTCTGCTGCTGCGCCTGGGGCGTGTAGTTGGGTGCGTAGTAGACGCCCGTCACGCCCGCCTGAGCCACCGCCTGGTTGGCGAGCTGGTTCTGCATCGACTGGGTCATCTCGCCCGCGGTCGGCGCGCCGGCGTAGCCGTACATGGCGCCGTACTGCTGCT